ATAACAAAAGACATTCCAAATTATTCAGACGAAATTATAAGACTTGGTATTGACTTCAACATTGGCAAAATGTCTTGTGTTTGCGCCGTTATTAAAGATAACAAACTTTATATTTTTGATGAAATACGCGCACATGACACCGACCAATTGGCAAAAGAAATCAAATCAAGGTTTGTTCACAACAGACTTTACGGATATCCTGATTCGTCAGGCGGAGCAAGATCAACAAATGCTTCTAAAACCGACATCCAAATTCTCGAAAGTTATGGAATTTCCAATCAATCGGGGGCGTCTAATCCATCCATTAAAGATAGCGTTAATAATGTTCAGCGCCTTTTATGCAATGGTAAAGAAGAAGTTAATCTTTTTGTTCACCCGCGTTGCAAGAATGTCATTGAATCGCTTGAACTTCAGAGTTACACGGAAACAGGCGAACCAGAAAAAACAGGATTAGATCATTTTTCTGATTGTGTCCGATATCTTTGTTGGCGTTGCTTCAATCCCTTACATTTGGGGGCAGGGCGCAGAACAGGGATTAGAATATATTAAAAAGTGTATTACTATTAAATTAAGCTAGGGATTAAGCCGTGTATTCTAATTACAACCATTACGACAGGACAAGATCAAGTAAAGCTGTTGAGGTTCAAGACCCTAGCAATGCGTATGTAAATATGGAGCCTAATTGGATATTGATTGAAGATTTGATAACAGGAACTTATGGGATAAGAAAAAGACATCGAAAGTATTTGCCGCAGATGCCGCGCGAACAAGATGAGTCATATGATAATCGTTTGGCAACAAGCGTTCTTGCGCCTTTATACGTCAGAATTGAAAGATTGCTTGCGGGTATGCTTACGCGTAAGCCTGTTCGACTAAATGAGGTATCAGAACGGGTTACAGAAGATTTATTTGATGTTGATTTACAAGGTAACGATCTCACGAGTTGGACATATGAGACGGCAAAAATAATGTTACGTTACGGTCATGTTGGGGTTCTTGTTGATGCACCGACAGGCGGAACTGGCAGACCATATTGGATAACATACAGTCCGCGTGAAATTCTTGGATGGCGGACAGAACTTGTTGATGGAAAGCAAAAATTAACGCAGTTGAGACTTTTGGAACGGGTCACAGAACCAGATGGAGAATATGGACAGAAAGAAGTTGAACAGGTGCGATTATTAACGGCAGGCGGTTTTGAAGTTCACAGAAAAGGCAGGCAAGGAAAATATGTCAAAGTTGATGAAGGTACAACATCTTTAGACTATATTCCATTTGCTATTGCATATTCAAACAAAGTTTCTTTCTTGGAATCACGCCCACCGATGCAAGATATTGCAGAATTAAATTTATTGCATTATCAAAAGAGTTCAGACTTTGATAATCAACTTAGAATTTCTTCTGTTCCAATGCTTTGTCTTTTTGGATTTCCGCAGGCGTCCGAAGAAGTAAGTGCGGGGCCATCTGAAGCGATGGCATTTCCTGAAGGTGGCAGGGCTGAATTTGTAGAGATCAAAGGTACATCATTTCAATATCAGCGCGACAGAATAAAAAATATTGAAGATCAGATAAATACTTTGGCACTTGCCGCAATCCTCGGACAAAAACTTGTTGCGGAAACAGCCGCTTCGCAAGAGATACAAAGAAGTCAAGGCGATTCAACATTGATGATTGTTGCTCAACAGTTACAGGACATGATCGACAACTGTTTAGTATTTCATGCAAATTATTTAAATATTGCAGAAATTGGAAATGCTTTTGTTAATCGTGACTTCTTAGGCCAGAGATTAGCACCGCAAGAGATTCAGGCAAGGCGCGAACTTTGGAGTTCTGGGGCAATATCACATGAAACATTGTTAAAACAATTAGCAGAAGGCGAAATTCTCGGTGATGATTTTGATGTTGAAGAAGAAATCGAAAAAACACAAAAAGGCGACATGATCGAAATGGATGAACCAACGCCTGAAGCTGAAGAAGGTGAACCAGTTGAAGACCCAGACGATGAGGATTAATGACACAAACGCCAATTCGGGTTCCGTCTGATGTTTCCAAACTTGGGGCATCAATTCCTTATCCTGATTTAATTCCAGAAGAATATTTTCGTAATAGTTTAGATTTAAATAGATTTTCAAATAAGATTTCGCGTGAAATCGTTGAATCTTATAATCGAATCATATTGCGGGCGGTTGATAGATTAGAAGCAATAGAACGCCTTCCAAGGGCTAATCAGCCCAAATATACAGCGGCACGTTTACGTGCTTTGTTATTACAGACAAAAGCAAGCCTTAGAAAATGGGATGTCAAATCAACTCGTGATATGGAACTTGTTTCCGATGCTGTTGCAAAGTTACAGGGAGAATTCGCAACTGTTCAAATGGAACGTGCGTTGCCCGCAGGCATAAGGTCATCAATCAGAACTGTCGAAGTCACACCCGCATTTGCAAAAGCTGTTGTGACGACTTCCGCATCCGAATTTAATTTAAATGTTTTATCTGATTCATTAAGTACTATTGCGGCGGGTTCTGGTGCAAAGTTTTCATTGACAGCAAAAGAAGGCGCATTGATAAGGTTGCCAAATGGCGAATCAATAAAAAAATCTTTTCGCGGTATTACAAACAAAAGCGCCGAAAGGTTGGGGCAATCAATACGCGATGGATTGTTGGCAGGCGATACGACCCAACAGATGCGAAGGCGTCTTGTTGGTAAGTTAAGATTTAATACTTTGGCAAAGACAGCTAAACAGCAACAGTTGGCAATGCGTGGTGCTTCGATGATGCTTGCAAACCCGCAGATTCAAACAATCGTCAGGACATCAATAAATCAAGTAAGTAATGTCGCGGCTCAACAAGTTTATAAGGCAAACCCAGATGCAACAAAAAAATATCGTTATCTTGCAACTTTGGACAGTAGAACCAGTTCACGCTGTCGTTTATTAGATCAACAGGTGTTTGAATATGGAAAAGGGCCAGAACCGCCACAGCATTTCAATTGTCGGTCAAGGACGGTTGCCGAAATAGATTATGACAATTTAAGCCGTGTTTTTGGTCGTAAGATCGAAGCGCCCAGACGCAGAGGTTTCAGGCCATCTGAAAGCGGTCTGGTACCCGCAGGGCAATCATATGGAACTTGGCTGTCGGGTCAATCGGAAAAAATAAAGGCAAAAGCACTTGGAGCAAAAAAAGTTAGATTTTTTGATAAATTGTCAAAAAAATATGGCGGCGATCAAGCGATCAGGAAATTTGTTGCCGCTGATGGTTCAGAGAAAACTTTGGCGCAGTTACAGGCCGCATATGGTAGAAATGCAGAAAAAATAAAAATTGTTCCTGATGTTGTTAGAGAAAGAAAAGGCGCGGAACTTTCTTGGCAAAGATATTCAGACGGGTCGCTTGCAGAAAACGCGGAGCCATCAAACCTTACAAAATGGACGCCAGAACGTCAGGAGCTACATCGAAGAATTATTGAAGATGTTATTGCGGAGAATAATCCGAAGCCGCAAAAGAATCCGATCTTCTTTATGACAGGCGGCGGGTCGGCTTCTGGTAAATCAATCATGCTGAAGAAATCGCCATTACCAAAAGGAACTGTTGTTATTGATGCTGATGAAATCAAAAAGCGCTTGCCTGAATTTAACGCGATGAAAGCCAAGGGCGGAAAGATCGCAGAAAACGCCGCGAACTATGTTCATGAAGAGTCAAGTTGGATTTCTAAATTAATTCAAAGAGAATCAGCGCAAAGAAGATACCATACAATGCTTGATGGAACAGGCGATGGAAGTGTTGCCAGTTTGACCAAAAAAATTAAGACGATGACTGATCGCGGCATGACAGTTCGCGCCAAATATGCAACAGCCGAAATTGCAACAGCACTTGAAAGAAACTATCAAAGATATATAAAAACAGGCCGAAGGGTTCTTCCAGAATATGTTCGCAATGTTCACAGAAAAGTATCTGAAATAGTTCCTGAAGCGATCAAGAACGGCATCTTTGATGACTTTGAACTTTACGACATGAACAAAGCAGGCGAAGCAATACTGGTTGCGACTTTCACAAAGAAAGATGGATTAAAAATATTAGACAATAATCTTTATGGAAATTTCTTGGCAAAAGCGTTTCAGCCTGACAGCCTGTTTGAAAAATGGATGGATAAGTAAACGCCCCCGAAGGGGCGCATCATTTAGATTAAATCTTGTGGGTTGATTTTTCTCTTATAGACGTCATTGTAAAAAACGCCTTTGGCCGCAAATGTTAGCTTGTCATCAATGGCGGCATATTCCGATGTGTAGTTTGGGTCTTCGGGGTCTGTTAAGTCTGCATCTTTGTCACAGCCAGAACTTCCATCCATAACACCCATCAGAAGGTGTAATTCGTGATACGTCAGAAAAACTGCAATTGTATCATCATTAATCAAAATAACTTTTTTATCAGAATTTGAATTTTTAGATTCAGACATGATTTCTCCTTTTAGTTTGAATTGTTTGAATTGTTTGAAGCCCCCGAAGGGGCGATTGTTTAGTAGTACAACATCCAGTTATCTTTGATCGGATAACTTTCGTGACCTTCGCCGATTTTGTTCAGCTTCTTGATTACGCTTTTGAAGGCTCGTTTGTAATTACCAAGTTCTTTTTTGGTAATGTCTTCTTCAAATTCAGCGGCTTC